AACACCATCGTAATAATAAAAATCCGATTCAGCCATGAACAACACACGATGATCTATCGGTATTGCAGCATTCGGCCCCAGTATCGAAACATTCTCACCGATAACATTAAGCCCGAACACAGCAAGCCCGCCAATAAACGGCATCGTGTGTACTGAGACATCAGTGAAAACAATTGTTTCAAGCCTAGACCGAACAGCAGTGACAATCTTCGAGCCTCTGTATAGTCGTATATCGCCAGAAGTATTGACTGCGGTCGGCACCCAGTCATTCAGGTCTTCTGTGGACGACCAACGAATTAACAGCGGGTCAACAGCGTTGTTGAAATGATCGAACGCACCCAGCGCAATGACGTGTCGATCTCTTTGAGAGATGATCATGTACTGGTTTACTTGTGGTGCTTTATCTAGTAGCGCCGCACGTGTCGATGTGCCTTTAGAGCGATCCCACCAATACAGAGCGCCACCTGCAAAATTAGCCAACAGGTCTTCACCCCAGTTGTCGAGCGCCCATGTGCGAAGTGATAGCTTGATCGTTGATCCGGCTCTTGCGTTACCGTAACCTTCCTTGCCATATCCAGCAGTGCCGTACCCGGTTGCGCTGGTGCTGGACTCTTCTCCAACTGAAACGTCATATTTGTAATCGACAGCGCCGCCTGTGCCACTGGCTGTCGATGAAGCTGTCTGATCATCGGTGATGGTATATGAATTGCCGTTTGTTGCTACGGTAATAATTCGATACTCACCATTGACTGTCAGTCCACCACCAGCCGTAGCGTTCTCAAAGCTCACGAAGTCACCGACCTGTCCACCATGTGCCGTATGATTAACCGTAACAGTGCTGCTGCTGATCGTTGTATCGAATGGATTGGTAAGGGTGCCTGACGCTCGCAGGGGTGTGATATCAAATAAGATTTCGTCTTGCCACAGGTACAACTTTAGATCGGTGCCAAGAGCAGTCCATTTTTTCCCATCCAGTGAAGTCCAGTCAGTCATACGACGACATACACCCTGAAATTGAGGTGCTCTTTGTATCCAGCCGCCAATTTTTTCAGCTAGACCCTTCCTGAAGCGCACTTTGTCGGCAGCGTACCAGCGACCCTTAGCGCCACGCTCCGACTCTTCGGTGTACACACCAGCACCGATAGGTAACTGAACAATTTGTTTGGTGGTCATATAAAGGTCACGCCAGAAGTTCCACCCTCCAACCTGTTCTCCGTATTTAATGTTGCTTCACTTTTCGCGCCTGTCAGGTCCACAGTAATGGCGCTCGGAAAGCCCTTGATTGCGAATCCTTTGGCACCACCTGCGCCCTGAGTGCCTTCTGAGGGAGTCGGTGAGTCGGTTCCTGCGGTGCCAGCTTCGCCCCAGCCGCCACCAGCACCACCTACACTAGCGTTAAGACCACCTGCACCGCCCAGTCCAGCCGCCCCCAGCGATCCAGCACCACCGCTCTGAGCGTCACCTATGGAAAGTCCAGCCTGACCACCGGCAGCAACATTCCAGCCTTGACCACCACCGCCACCACCGGCTGCGGTTTGCCCATCATCAGCGCCGCCACCGCCACCGCCACCGCCACCGCCGAGAACGAAACCGTCATCGGTATCGAGACTAAAATCGAAGGCGCTAATAATTGCAGCATCCAGTAACGACCCATCAAGTTCACTTCCAGCGGCTCTTCCGGGCTGTCCAGCTATGTTAAACGAGAAACCGGGTTCGCTCTCTGCGAAACCACCACGACCCCCCATACCACCACGACCCACTACCCGACCATCATTGGTTAGGTTTATAGTGAATTGCGAACTCTCATTAAAGCGCTCATCAATCCACAGTGTTCCAAGGTTGACCTCTGAGCTTATGTTTATCGTGGCAACGATAGGGTGGGAAGGAGCACCAAGAACGTCGAATAACTTATATGAAAACGGACTGGCAAAAGTGAACAGATCGGCATCGATAGTAATAAGAACGCTATCTGCGCCAGCCTTCATTAAAGCGGGAGAGCCTGCCCATGGCATTACGAATTCCTCATATCCACAAGCATCGCACCGAACCATTTTGCTGAGTCTCCATCATACTCAGCACTAAAATAATCGTAGCGACCAACCGTTGGGGTTAATGCAGGATGAGTGGCTAACTGAAATGCAAACGCTGTACCAAAAGTTATTGTGTATGGACCACCCGCTCCCTGCTTAAACACATATCTAATAACCTGACCATCAACCGGATTGGTTGGATTCGACAGCGTAAAGTTCTGAAGCACCTCAAGGAAAAAGGCATTCGATAAGCTGGCATCGGTAGCAACAGTTGCTCCGCTGGTCAGAGCTACTCTGGTGACGTTCTGTGCCTTGCTAAACACATTTGCAAGAGCCAGACGCGGATACAAAGCAGCAGAAAACGTACCAAGAGCATTCGAGTCGGTCGCGAGCGTTGCTGCTACTGCTGAATCTGAAGTGAGTGCATGAGATGCATCAATGACATTCGTTCCGTCTGAATACACCATAACTGTCTTGCCGCTAGGTATAATTACTCCGCTTCCTGAAACCGTCTTCACGGTCATGTCAAAACCACCAGTGGTATTATCGGTCACCAGATAAGCCTTGGTGATGTTGACTACATCAGCCACACCACCACCGTCCGTACCTTCTGGCACGTTAACATTCCGATTGACTCCCGGCGCACCGATAATATTCAGGCGCATGTAGCGTGCCGTGTCTGTACCACCATCAACCGATGTTAGCGTTTGATCGGCTGACGCAACATTGACATCAACAGAGCCAGAGATTCCATCCTCAAGTAGTTGAAACACACTTTGATTTAGAATCGAACCCCAGCTTTCAGCGTTCTCATTCAGTATCTGAAGTGCCAGTCTCAGTCGTCCAGTGTAGTCAGTCATTGCTTATCTCTGTGTGGTCGGCACCGCTGGCACTTCTAGCGGCGTCAAGTTGTAATGTGCATTCAACATCTCGTATGTTTCTCGCTTCGCCAATGGTAGAGCGCTTGCGTAGTCTTCCTGCCACATCGTTCTGCGATCATCTGCCTTCAGCATTCCTTCTGCTTCTGCAAGACATGCCTTGAACAGCAAATCATCCTGATGATTGCTGAGCCACGTTGTCGGATTACCGCTTGACAGCTTAGTTGGGCGAGTAATGCCACGAGCGTTAATGGTATAAATGGCATCCGGTGCTGGCCCCAGCAACCACTGGGTTTCATTCAGTTCTGAATAATACTTTGGTGGTCCCAAACTAACGGGAGTTTGAAAATCGCGAACCCAATCATTTGAGCGCAGCTCAATCCACGTTCGGACATTGCCATTATCGTAATAAAGCGACTGCCATGTTACCAGCTCTGTGTCGGTAGTAGGTTTAGTAACGGTTTCAGTGGACACGACAGTCGTAACTGTGTCTGTTGATGTAAAAATAGAAAGGTCAAGGTCACGCCATACACGAAGCTCACCGAGATTGATAATGTCATCGATGCTCGATGAGAATTCTGCGTCATCGTCTTCAAGCCACTGCTGAAGTTTAGCTGTCAGTAGTGTGTGTGTTGTCCCCACAGCTTAATCCTCTATATGGAAATTGTTGCCAGCCGCTGCCGCACCAGCAAATGGTGTCGTGAACGGTATCGTGAATGATGGATTGTCGCATTCGGCTGTGATACGAGACACAAAATACGTGGCGGCAACATCCAGCTCAATGAATACCCACTGACCAATGTTGAAGGTTGTCGCAGTTGTGATGACAACATGTGAGTTACCAACCACCGCTGACTGAGCAGTCGTGCCTCTTATTGCTGATACAGGTGTGGTGGGTGTAGTACCACCATCCAAATTCTCTGGTAAACCGTAACCTGTTGGGATAGATATCTCAGGTGCTGGCCTGTACAAAGCAACCGGGTCATCGACCTCTACTGGTATCTCCTGTGGGTGCTTAGGCTCCCACCATGCAGGATGCACCAGCAATCCAGCTACATGTCCGTCCTCAACAAGGTCACGGTAGAACATCTTTTGTCCTGACCGCTGGCACTCAGCAATGGCTCGCCTGCCTTTTGCATACTGACGAGTACCCATTACCTGTACCTACCTGCGGAGCCGCGCCTGCGTCTGGAACCTGAATCAGGAACAATTCTGACAGGTCCGCGCTCACGAGCGGCATTGCTGCCTTTTGCGAATGCTCGTTCTGATTTCAACCATAGCTTTTCTTCAAGCTCTGGCGGCGCAAATTTCTCTGCTAACCGAGCAGCCAGACCCGCTGCAAACGCATTGTGCATGTAGTACGGAATGTCGGCATTATCAGAGGCTTTATCAGCGTCTTCAAATTTATTCACTGCGTCGAAAAGAAAGATGTCAGTGCTGTTCTCTGGTACGGGCCAAAACGTGAATACGATTTTATCGCGTTGCTTATCGATAAACACACGATCTGGTCTGCCTTCGATTGTTTTTTCTGGAATGTTTAGAAGGTCACTGCGTGTCATGAACTCTACAGGAGTGTCCACATTGCTACGGCGCAATACGACATCAACAACATCGACCAGACTTTTGTTGGTATCGAAGTCAATACCTGCTACATAAGCGGATTGACTTTGAACTGCGGTGAATTGCTCCCGAACTATACGGAAATTGTGATAATCGTCCGTTGCCCAGTCAGCAAGCATGAAGCGCATTGAGCGGCGCGCAGATGTAATGTGCCGCACTGAAATTACAGCGGGGTCTATCCGACACCGCTCAAATGCTTCATCGACCTGTTCGGCAAGATCGGGATTAAAAAGGTACGTCCCAGATGTACCCATGGCTTATGACTGCTGTATGCGATATACGGCTGTACCAGCCCCAACCGTTTTGACGATTCGTAAAGCCGCCACTGGTGCATTGAGTTTCAAACTCAAATCAACCGTGCCAGATGCCTGCTCTTCTTCCCAGATCGCAGTTGACGGATCAGCACGAATAGAGTTGGGTGGTTGCAAATTTACTGCACTATCCAACACAGCCTGATCCCAGTGAATCGAATCTTGCGTCGAATCAACTGAAAACGTATTCGCGCCTGTCAGCACTACCTGAAGATGCGTTCTGTTTGCATGACGGTTTAATGGAATGTTAACCGTGACCGCACCAGCAACAATGTTTCCTTGTACTGGACGTGAATATGATCCACCCATGATTCACCCCTTAGTCGGCTAACGCACCATCGTCAACCACGGTGTACGTGATATATACGACTGCCGTGCCAGTACCGGGTGTGCCGCCACCTGTGCCACCAACCACCTCAAGGTCGGCTGTGGTTGCCACTCCAACCTGAACGCCGGTCGTGGCACCTGTACCAACGTCGAACTCAAGGTTCGATGTCGCTACCGCACCGTCAATGATGGAATCATTGTTACCAGTTAGCCCAACGTCTGTCAGTGGCGCTGTGCCACCCGTATGTGCTGAAACAACTGTGACACGCATGATGATTGCGCCGGATGGCAAATACTTGCCAGTCGCCGTACCAACGGTCGCTGCCGGATCAACTGTGACCGCTAAGGTCGCCAGCAAAGGCGCTGGTGTTGGTCCGGTCCTTCCTGTGTTTGCTGAGTTACCACGCGCACGCAGATAACCCGTAAATGTGCTTCGCTTACCCATCTGTCTGTCTCCAGTCCGCTAATGCGGTCGTCAGGGTTGTTAAAGTTAAGAAAACAACACCGGGCGATTTAGGCTCCCTACAATGAGGTAGGGTCGTGTGGTAAATGCCACGACTTGGCAAGCCATATCGCCCGACGCCGCTTTATCTCTTAGGTGTTACCTGAGCTTCCAAACGCTCCACGATAATCGGACCAGCCGAAGCTGTACCTTTCTCGTGCCTTGTAACGCATGTTGCCGGTCTCAAAGTCACCTTCGAGTCCACGCTGAATGTTCTTCCGAACCATGTGTTTCAATCCGTCAGGACAATCAGTGCATAGCGTCCACTGATTTACATCAGTGAGTCGATGGTTCTTGTAGCAACCACCGGGAACCATGCCCATTTTCTTAATCGCATTGACATCGTTGTCAGCCGTACCGGGTCGATACGGAGACATCAGGATGCGTTCTGCGATGAACATGAGGTCAGGCGGCACTACCAGCTTGGTAGCTCGAACAGCAATTGGAATGCTGCGCTCATCCACGAACTTACTGATTGCAATCAGTGCCTCTTCAAGAGAGGTTTCTGACAGATCAGCTTGTGTCGTAAATGTATTTGCCTGCGTTCCACCACCAAACAGCGGGTGTGCTGTGTTGAACAGCGATACACCATCACCACCAAGGAAGGATGCACTGAAACCATTGTTGATAATGGCAGCACCCTTGACCTCTTTGGTGTGTTGCATGGAACGAGCAAGCGCTTTGCTGTACTTGTTGCCAATGGACCCGTAGAGATTATCTTCCTCTGCTTCCTCAGTGAGCGAGAAAGCAAGAGCAATCGTCTCATGTATGTACTTCGAGACGAATGCTTCGCCGCCCTGATCATACGCGACCGGAGCGCCTTCTGGTTTCACAGGCGCACCTGCAAGACCAGCCAGCAGTACGTCTTCCTCATACGCTTTGACTGAGTTCTCTACATCGAAAAGTGGTCTCCACTCCTGCTCGTAGCGTCGATATTCCAAACCGAACACAGTGTTGAGACCTTCCTGTAGCTCTTTCCTAAAACGAGCACGATTCATGATAGCCATTAGTTATGCTCCCTTTACACTAC